ACATTATCTACGCCTCGACTACTGTTCCTGGTGGAGTCACAACAACACCCGGTGGTGCCCAATTATACATTAAGCTAAGAGATAATACATCATCAGTCTCGATAAGTACCGCGCCAGGGCCGACAGCAGCCGATAATGTTTTTCAAATAAATGGAATAGATTGTACAGTTCTTGCGCCCGGTGATGATCAGGCGGTAGTTGACGCGGTTAATCTACAATCACTGAACACTGGCGTAACTGCTTCACGTTCTTTGATTCCCACAGATGCTTCAACACAATTAGGAAATCTATCTGGTACCTATGGAGAAATTCTGCTCTATGCAGCATCGTCTCCTGCATCAGCAAGTATCAACGGAACTACCGTAACTTTTGATATTCTCTCATCTAATCCGGGATACACGGATTATACACAGGCGCCACAAATGGCCCAGGCTATCAACAATGCAGCTATTCCCGATATTGTTGCCACATCGCCCAATGCACAAACATTGACTATCACAAACACCGCAGGTGGTGCTATCACCATTATTAACCTTGTAAATGATATCAACGGCGTACCATTTGCAGGTCTGAATTCCGGTTCGGGGTTGGATCTTTCAACACCGGCATCCTCAACATATCAAATTGTTTTCACTGCGGTTGATGCAAGAGCAATTAATTTCTTAGATGTTGTCGGTTCCACAGTAGTCGACTTTGGACTGATTTCCGTTGAAAATGGAATCAAAGCCTGTGGACTATACATTGAGGAGGGCCTACGCACCGCATCCACAACTGTGGTAGCTGATATTCCACAATTGAATGCACTATCACCATTGGTGGGTGATCAGGCCTATGTCATTAACAGCGACGACGGGCAGGGTAATAACGTGAACCAATGGAGTATGTGGTTATTTGATGGAGTTTCTTGGATACAAACCAGTAATCAGGACAGTGCCTCAACTGACGCAAAATCCCTTGAGTCATCCTTCACAAGTTCTAGCCCAGGAACATTTACAATTGGTGCATTAAGCACCGGACGCAGAGTTACTTTGATTACCGTTGAGGTCATGGCACCTTTTGACGGTAGTCCAACATTAGAGATTGGTTATCAAGTAAATAACCCATCCCCACCATCACCGGTGCCCGGAGGTCTCATGTCAATCGGTTTAACTGACTTGACAGTATCGGGCACTTACACCACATACACAGATATACTTTTCGGGACTGACACAGTTCAGGGAGATGTCTCCATTACCGCGAATTTCGTCAACGGCGGTGCAACAACCGGCCAGGCGCAAATTATCGTCTCATATGTATGATTATACAATTCTTGGATAAATAATTGGCTGAAGGCCGCACGGCTTATAAATTAGGAGAAACTCATGGCTAACGTAAAAAATTTCGGCCTTATTGGCGTAGGTAGTGACCTACAGCTTGGTAAGGCTGGTACACGCATTATCAATAATGCTGGTACATTCAACTTCAAGGCTGCAAACGGTTCTACCGATGCCGCCCTCACATCTGCAGGAATTACATCGTCCGCAGGTAACATTACCGCTACAACAGGCAACCTTGTTGCAACAGCAGGTAATCTAACACTTAATGATGCCACACTTGTCCGTCAAGGAACAGGCGTATTGCAGTTCTCGGGTTCTGCGGCTTTCATTGCTCCAATCGGCAATACAGCTTCACGCCCAACATCTGCAACAGGTATGATCCGTGTCAATAATGACACACCTACCGCCGCAACAGTCGAATACTACGATGGTACAGCTTGGCAGACACTTGGTTCCAGCGGTTCTGTTACTGCATTGCAGACAGAAATCGACAACATTGAAGCTTCTCTAGGCCCATCTGTAAACACCGATGGCACATTCAATGCAGCGGCTTTCACTGGTTCTGTATTTTCAACACCAACAAGCGTAACAAATGCAATTCAACAGGTTGCAGACTACGCATTGACAAAAGATACGCTTAATGAAATTTTCCCTTCATCGGCTATCGGCAACGTAATCTACTCAAACGGTTCTAACGTTTGGGCACAAGCAGCCCCTGGTGCAACATCTGGTGTTCAGGGTTATGACGCAGGTCTTGCAGCACTTGCAGCAAAGAGCGATACAGGTATTCTTGTTCAGACTGGTGCTGACACATATGCTTCGCGCTCATTGGTTCAGCCATCCGCTGGTATCACAATTTCTAACGCCGATGGTGTCGCTGGTAACCCAACATTTGCACTTGCAAATGATCTAGCAGGCGTGGAAGGCCTGACAACAACCGGTTATTCAGTTCGTACAGGCGACGGCACATGGACAACAAGAACAATCGCTGGTACAGCAGGTAATATCGTTGTAACAAACGGCGACGGTGTCGCATCGAACACTGACATCAACCTTGCAACAGTTTCTCAGGCTGCCACGGGTGACTTCGTAAAGGTTACACTTGATACATTTGGTCGTGTAACAGGAAATACACCAGTTGTTCAGGCAGATATCACATCGCTTGTGGATTCTGTCTATGTAAATACTTCCGGCGATACAATGACTGGCAATCTTGCAATGGGTGGCAATTCCATTACAGGTCTTGCAGAACCAGTCAATGCACAAGATGCTGCCACAAAGAACTATGTTGATTCTACTGCCGCAGGTCTAACATGGAAAACCGCTGTATTGGCAGCTACTACCGCTAACATCACATTGTCCGGTACACAGACAGTCGACGGTGTTGCTCTCGTTGCTGGTAATCGCGTATTGGTCAAGAATCAAACTGATCAGACAGAAAATGGTATCTATGTTGTTGCAGCAGGTGCGTGGACTCGTTCCACAGATGCTGATTCGGGTGCAGAACTTGATTCCGCAGCAGTATTCGTACAGACTGGTACAGCAAATGCTGATACAGGTTGGGTACAAACTACATCCAATGTAACACTCGGTACTTCGAATATCGTCTGGGTACAATTCTCCGGTTCGAGCACATATGTTGCTGGTGTCGGTCTAACACTAACAGGAAACACATTCGATGTGAACTTGGGTGCAGGTATTGCCCAGCTTCCTTCGGACGAAGTTGGTATCGATCTTTATGATGGTACAAACGGTGCCTTGATTCTAACAAGCGATGGTTCTACTCGTGGAACAGCATCTGCTGATAAGCTATATCTATTGCTTGATCCAGCCGGTGCATTGGCCCAGACATCGGCAGGTTTGAAAATCAATGCCGCATCTGTGACAAACGCAATGCTTGCAAACAGCACAATCACGCTAAATGCTGACGCTGGTACACAAGATCCATTGGCACTTGGTGAAACATTGTTGATTGCTGGTACATCCGGTCAGGGTATCTCGACAACTGTAACAAACAACACCATTACAATTACTGCTGCTGACGCAACAACAGCGACAAAGGGTGTAGCAAGTTTCAACAGCACATCGTTCAGCGTATCGAGCGGTGCAGTTTCGTTGAATACAGTCGATATTGCCCACGGTGGTACAAACATTACTTCGATCACACAAGATCAGGTATTCTTCGGTGGTGCTTCGGGTACAGCATTTGCTCAATCCGCAGATTTCACATTCGTCGGTGGTGCAACCGATACATTGACAATCGGTGGTGCAAACGGTGTTTCGTTGGCAAGCGACGGTACAGATGCATTCTTGACATCGTTGGCTACAAACAGTGACTTGGTTCTTCTACCAAACGGTACAGGATCGGTTATCGTTGGCCCAACAGGCGCTGGTTTGATCCAGTCGGATGCAGGTCAGGCATTGACAGTTCGTGGTAACACAACATTGACATTGCAGTCGGTCGCCGGTAGCACATCGATGGTATTGGCTTCCGGTACATCATACAAGGTTGACGTTTCAGGTCCAACAGCGGCAGACTATGCAACTGGTCTAGCTGATACAAACCTAGTCAACAAGTATTATGTCGACCAAGCAATTCAGACTGGTGCTGCTTCTGGCGCTATCAAGGCAGTTAAGGCAACAGTTCCATTGAATGCCGATGGTACAACAAACATTGGTGCTGCTCTACCAGCAGGTGCAACAATTCTTAGCGTTAAGGTAAATGTTACTGTAGTTGATACAACAGCAACATTGTCTATCGGTAAGACAGGAAGCGTATCTGCATACATGACAACCGCTGAAAACGATGCTCAGACACAGGGTCTATACCTAGCTGAGACATATGTAACAGAAGGTACATCTGTACAGGTAATTGCAACAGTAGCAAGCTCCACGAACGCAGGTTCTGGTTCATGCCAAGTTATTGTTGAATACCAAGTAGCTTAATTAGTTACTAGTTCCAAATAAAAGCCCGGGTTTTCTCCCCGGGCTTTTTCTATAAATATGGGTATAATTAGGAGATACCTATGTTTCAGACATTTTGCAAAATGGTAAAGGAGTCCTTGCAGGACAACGCAACCGGAAGATATTCTTCAGCACGCATTATTGCTATGCTTGTGGCCGTAGCTGCCACAGTTTTCATGTGGAAGCTTGTTATTCTCGGTGGGATGAACATCGAATATTTTCTTGCCTATCTTGCTTATGGTGCAGGTAATACCGGCCTCAATAAGATGCTAGACAATAAAGATGCTGCCCGTGTAGAACAGGCTAAGGTTGCAGTGGCTAAGGAAGCCGCTCAAGGTTAATTGACATTTCCTTACGTAGACGTTACAATACATTATGAGAAGTGTTGTGTTTACGTTTGGCAGAATGAATCCTCCGACGAGGGGTCATGAACGCCTTATACTCAAGTTACTTGAGGTTTCAAGACAGCATGGTTCCGACCATGCTGTCTTTCTTTCTCAGACACAAAAATCCGACAAGGATCCACTTAATTGGGCATTTAAGACCCGCGTATGCCAGGCAGCTTTTCCTGGCGTAAATATCTCACTAGATTCAGCAATAAAAACGCCCTTCCAAGCATTACAACAGCTGGGAGAGCAGTATGAGCAAGTCATCTTTATTGCCGGTGGTGATCGAGTTCCGGAATATCAAGAAAGAATGACTCCATATGCTGAGAAATGGGGCATTAAGAATTTTCAAATCATCTCTGCAGGTGATAGAAATATACAATCACGTGGCATCCCAGGCATCAGTAGTTCCAAATTACGAGAGTATGCCCTTACTGGAAATTCTAAAAAATTTCTGGAAGGCCTACCTACACGATTAAATGAGTCGTTAAAGGAAGAAATTTACCAACAGACAATTTTTGGCCTAAAAAAGACCGATAATTAGGGTTTGTTGCATTGCAGCAAATAAATATGTTACTATACATTCTACGCTCAATAGTGAGGTAGATAACAATAGTGGCTTAATGCACTAAGGAGAACATATGTTATTCAAGAATCCTACAGATATTTTCAAAATCACATCCGACTTTGTTCAATCACTTCCTAAGACACCAGAAGACCTAAAAACCACATTCGAGAAAATTCAAGCTATCTTTGAAACAGAAGCTAAGAACACACAGGAAATGTGGAAGATCTACAATAAGGCTTCCCAAGGTGAAGCTTCGTTGAATGAAATTTACAAGGCCAATAAAATGGCACAGGAATTGCTCAAGAGCACTCGCTTTGCTATGCTGATGGCAATTCCCGGTTCAATATTTCTATTGCCAATCATTGTTGAAATGGCTAAGGAATATGATGTTGATTTAGTTCCAGCATCAGTAACTGAGCAATTCGAGATCTAAAATTGATTAGAATTATGGGCAAGTCCTAAAGGCTTGCCCATTTTTCTTTTTTGTGATAAATATGGGTATGAAAGTATTTGAAATTTTATTACCCAAAACATTGAAGGATAGAAGCCTATCCCCGCAGGTTGCAAGTAAAATCGATGCCTTGCAAGCACGCATGGATAGATATGTCGATAAGATCTTCGATCCTAATACTTCCGCAGCAGGTAAAGAATTTCTAAAATCAAAGTTGCGCGATGATTATCACGAACTAAAGGATACAATCGGAAGATTGCATGCTGTCGCTGAAAAACAAATTTCTGAAGCAGTTCATAAGTGTCCTATTACAAGTGAAGATTTTGAATTAATTAAGGAATTGATGGATAGGCCAATTCCGGCTGCAATAGCTCCTATCTATCTAAATGAGGTTATCATTGACGATGAATTGTCAGACCAATTCAGAGCCATTGAAGAAACCGAACCCTCTCGCGATGTTCGACCACTTGTCGTTGAATGGTTGAATAGAGTAATGCCCGACCAGATGATTAGATTCAAAGGGGACTCAAGCGATGGTCGTCAGAATCGAGGCATATTATCTCCTATACATGGATATGATCCACATATGTATAAGGGATCCAACGACCCCATCACAGGAAATGCTTACGGAAAATTCTAACGAAATCCGTACATTGACACTCAAGAACTTCTCCGTTACACTTGCTAGATAGCTAAGTATGTCACAAAGGAGTTCGCATGGCAAAATTATCACCAGAAAATATTGCAAGATTAAAACAGCTTGTAAAAGACGGTGTTCAGGTATTACAAGAATGTGAAGATCTAAAACAAGGTCTTAAGGAAACTGTTAAGGCTGTCGCCGATGAACTGGAAGTAAAACCGGCTATTGTCAACAGACTTATCACCGACGTTCAAAAGAACAAGATGAATGATCGCAGGGATGATCACGAAACTCTAGAAGAACTATATAAAGCAGCAGGTCTCGGTTAATGTATATTGACGCACTTTTCAAACGAGGTGGCGATCAGGAAGTTATCAAAATTGTTGAGCGTGTTAACGGTCAACGTGTTTACAAAGAATTTCAGCCCGATTATCACTTCTTCGTTACAGATCCACGCGGTACAAGCAAATCTATTTACGGTGATCCTGTAAAGAAACTTGTTCCACGCACTTTTGCCGAAAAGCAAAAGTTAATGAAAACACTATCGGGAAACACAAAACGCTGGGAAAGCGATGTGGATCCCATCTTCCGTTGTCTTGAGCACAACTATCAGGGCATTGAAGCGCCAGCAATGAATGTGGCGTTCTTCGACATTGAAACCAGTTTCGATAAGGAATCGGGCTGGTCAGAAGCAAGTGACGCAAACAATTATATCACATCAATTTCTGTGCATTTACAGTGGATTGATGAAATTATCTGTCTGGCTGTTCCTCCAGAAACATTAAAATGGGATGAAGCACAGGCCATTGCAGCAGAAGTGGGTAATGTTATCCTCTTCGAAAAAGAAAGTGAAATGCTTGAAGCATTCATTAGTGTCATTGAGGACGCCGATGTTTTGAGCGGCTGGAACAGTGAAGCATATGATATTCCCTATATTGTAAATCGTATCAAGAAAGTTCTTGGAAGACATGAGGCTCGTCGTCTATGCCTATGGGATGCAGAACCTAAGGTGCGTGAGTTTGAAAGAGGTGGAAAAACACAGCCAACATACGACTTGATCGGCCGTGTACACATCGACTATCTTCAACTATACAAGAAATATAATTACGAAGAAAGACATTCATATGCACTCAATGCTATTGCCGATATTGAATTAGGCGAAAGTAAAGTTGCCTATGACGGCACATTGGATGAGTTGTACAATGATGACTTTAAGAAATTCTTAGAATATAACATTCAAGATACTCGACTACTTGACAGACTTGATAAGAAACTCGATTTTATCGGATTAGCCAATTCTATTGCTCATGCAAGTTGTGTTCTAATTCAGACAACAATGGGTGCGGTGGCGGTTACTGACCAAAACGTCTTAATGGAAGCACACAGCAAGAATATGGTGTGCCCAGACAAGAAGCGCGATAAAGAAGAAACAGATAATCGTGCAGCAGGTGGCTGGGTAGCTACTCCAAAGAAGGGTTATCACAAATACGTCGCATCTACCGACATGAAGTCGTTGTATCCATCTGTAATTCGTGCCTTCAACATGAGTCCCGAAACGATTATTGGGCAAATTCGCCTTGATCGTACAAATGAAGCTATTGCTGAATGGGAATCAAAGGGTGGCAAATATACATTCGCGGCCTGGTGGAACGATAGATTCAATGTTCTCGAAATGGAAGAATTTTACAATCAAGATATTGGTACAAAGCTAATTCTTGATATGGAAGACGGGCAGTCGTTTGAAATCACAGGCAAGGAACTGCACGATCTGATTTTTGAAAGTGGACAGCCATGGTGTATCAGCGCCAATGGCACAATTTTCAGGACTGATATTGACGGCGTAATTCCTGCACTATTGACTCGCTGGTATAGCGAGCGTAAGACTCTTCAAGGTATCATGACAAATTATCAGGATATCGAAGATAATCCAAAAATTGATGGTGTAAAGGTTCCTGAGGAATTGTTTACCAATGATGATATCAGCGATGCCGAAACAAAGGCAAATCCATATTCCGAAACTGAAGCTTACAAACCCAAGAAGTTAAAGGAAATTATTGCCGAAGGTCATAAGAAGCGCGTCGTTCAATACATGAATCAACACAGGTTGATGGTAAAAGACGGCAAGGCAATTCACCGTGACCAAAAAGACCTAAAAAGAATTATTGGTTATTGGGATAAGAGACAGCTGGTAAAGAAAATTAATCTAAACTCAGCCTACGGTGCTCTTTTGAACGTCGGTAGTCGTTTCTTTGATCAAAGGCTAGGACAATCAACTACTCTTTCAGGTAGAACAATTACCAAACACATGGCAAGTCAGACAAATCTGATGATTGCTGGAGAATATGACCATTACGGTAAATCAATTGTGTACGGAGATACTGACTCTTGTTATTTCTCAGCATATCCTATTCTTAAGGAAGAGATTGCCCGTGGTGAAATTGTGTGGACTAAGGAAAGCACAATTGAATTGTATAACGACCTAGCGAAGGCAGTGTCGGCTACTTTCCCGGAATTCTTGGAAAAGAAACTTAATGTGCCTGTAAAGCGTTCAACCGGCGTTATCGCAAGTTCGCGTGAAACAGTTTCTGAATCTGGAATCTGGATCGTGAAGAAGCGTTATGCTTGTTTGATGTATGATAAAGACAACATCCGCCTTGACGTTGGTGGAAAGCCTGGTAAGATTAAGGCTATGGGTCTTGATTTGAAGAGATCTGATACTCCTAAGTTTGTACAGGAATTCTTATCAGAGATTCTTATGGATACATTGTGTGACAAGGGAGAAAACTTTGTTATTGATAAGATCCGTAAGTTCAAGGAGAAATTTGAAGACTTGAAGCCTTGGCAACAAGGAACTCCTCGTGCTGTGAATAAGCTTTCTTTCTATAGAGAGAAGGAAGAACTGCATGCTGCCAAGAAGGCAAGGGGCGAAGCGACAGGTGGTGTAAATATGCCCGGTCACGTTCGTGCAAGCCTGATGTGGAATAGATTGAAGGAAATTAACAAGGATCAGCACTCAATGCGTATTGTTGACGGACAGAAAATTATTGTCTGCAAACTAAAGGAAACAAGCGAAAACTTTATGTCTAGCATTGCATATCCGGTTGATGAAGTTCATCTACCATCCTGGTTCTTATCCTTGCCATTTGCAAGCGATGAGATGATGGCAGGTATTGTTGATAAGAAGGTAGAAAACCTGTTAGGTGTGCTGAAATGGGATTTAAGCCGTACCAATAAAGAACATGCACATCTGGAAACACTATTTGACTTCAGCGCACTGTGAAACGTTGACATTCAAAACAAAATTCATTACACTACAGAATCTTTTCAGAAAGGGAAAACATGATTGACGCATTTAAGGATATTGTGAAGCATACATCGAGCTTAGGCTTCATCGATATGGTAAAATTGGTAGGCTCAGTAAATGAAGCAAAGATTGAAGCAATTGATGCAGACAAAACAGTGGTACTTTATGGTGATCTATATCAACCTATTAAGGATATCGATTCAACCGTAGGTTTGTCGCGTCTTGCTCAGCTGAAGGGCTTCATTGATCTGCACAATGGTTCCAATGTATCTATCGTTACAGAAGTTCGCGGTGGTGCAACAGTACCTACTGAAATGACTTTTGATAACGGTGAAGACGTTGCGGTCTATCGCTTCATGAGTGAAGCGATGGTGAATGAGCAAATTAAGGTTCCGCCATTCAAAGGTGCAACATGGAATATTACCCTAAAGCCTGAGAAGCAGAAGATTGCTACACTGAATAGCTATCAAGGAATTCTTGGCGGATTTGAGAAGCGTTTTACTGTATCCACAGATAAGGACGCATTGAAGTTTGCTATCGGTTCCGGTCCGACTGATCGTACCACCATTACCTTTGCTAAGGGAATCACTGGTGCATTGAAGCATCAGTGGTCTTGGCCTCTAACACAGGTCTTGAGCATCTTGAAACTCAACGATAATGAAGATGTAACCATGTATTTCTCAGATATGGGTGCATTGAAGATTGAAGTCGATAGCGGCCTCGGAAAGTATTCCTACATTCTCCCAGCAAGCAAGGCATGACGAACGAGGGTGATACTTTTCGAAGACTGCAACGAGAGCCCTTTGTTTCAGTTCTAAACAAGGATAGTTGGGTAATAATAAATCCCAATACATTTCGGCCAGAAATATTGTTTCGACCATATATTGTAGAAAAATTAGCAGCATATGGCTGGACATACGATGATTTTAGTGCAGAGCACGAAAAGCTTCTTATTAAATTAGGATGGGAAAGAAAGGCTTAAATTATGGACAAAACTTTTAGACATAATAGGTTAGATTTGGATAATGTTCCCGAGGAAATTTTTACTGAATTAAAAGAATATTATTCTGTTTTGAATCTCGATAATTACGGGGTTATTGACGAAAATGTTAGGTCACAAAAACTAAAATTTCGAAAGGTAATCGAACAGAATATTCCTATGGATGTGGTTGTCTTAGATTCCCAGACATTTATGCCGATTAAGAAACATTATGAAAAGGCATCTTCATTCCAGACATATATTGTTCGTGGAATACATGTGGGCGAAAAATTCGAGATTAGATCTATTATTGAGTCTGGAATTGTAGTAGATGATGCCTAAGAAAACACCGGATTACTTAGAAACCCTATGGGCACTAAAGTATCCGGATTATCACACATGGCGTGATCTCCGGGCTGCCGAAGCCCGTGGCGGATTTTGGGAAAATGGCGAACCAGTTCGTTTATCTGATCCCGAAATGAAACCTCGAATGGATGAGTTAGAAGAAAGAATCAGGAATGACAAGAAGTTTGCAAAGAAACTTCTAAAGGGAATATTGCTTCCTCCACGGCCAAAAATCTAAATACAATATGGACGATTACGACAGGACTTTCGAAGCCTTAAAGAGAACAGACTTTAGGACGGTAAGAAATATTATCAATGATAGAGTTACTGTAAATCCACAAACTTTTCAACTTACGCTTCACGAATTCTACCACCATATTATTGTGGATCATGGCTGGAATGTCGACGATTTCATTACCAAACTAAACGATTACAGATTCAAATGACAAAAAACAGAGTAAATTTCACAGAAAGACATCTGGCTGGCGGATGGGCAAAATATCTCCCAGCAATTAGTGGCTTCTATACTACACATCTCGGAAAGGCACAATCAGATCCGAATTTTATTCCGGCTGAGCGTATTCCAAAGAATTTCGAATATGGAATCGAAGGCCTTAATTTTCTGAAGGAAGAAGGTAGTTACTTCAATTACAAATTTGGATTGTATTCGGCAGGTCACGCAGAGAGAAATCTTGATAAATGTGACAAGAGGGAACCTATGATCCACGAGCGCGATCGGGAGAAAACTATTCTCATCGGTGACTCGGGTGGATTCCAAATCGCTACCGGTGTTATTAAACTGGATTGGGCAACAGTGAAGGGCCCCGAAGGTGACAAGCTCAGGGAAGAAATTCTTCGTTATCTCGAACACACAGCAGATTGGTCAATGACGCTGGATGTTCCTGCCTTTGCGGCCAAGCCACCACTCAGTGCCAAAACAGGATTGACTAAATTTGAAGATACGCTGGATATCTCTGTCCACAATCTGCATTATTTTATCAAGAATAGAATTCCGGGAAAGACAAAATTCCTAAATGTCCTATCTGGTAGCGATAATGAAAATTCTAAAGAATGGTACGAGGAAGTTAAGCATTTCAGTAATCCAGATTCCGTAGAATTAATGGGCTATCCACGTAACCATACTCTGGAAGGTTATGCATTTGCAGGTATTAACATGAAGAACATGAAAACTGTTCTTGAACGAATGCTTGATCTACGCAGGGACGGTCTCCTCGAAGGCAAGGACTGGATTCACTTCTTGGGCATTGGTAGACTTGATTGGGCATGCTATTTGACATCCATTGAGAGATTATTGAGGAAGCACGATAATCCTAATGTCAACATCAGCTTTGACGCTGCAAGCCCATTTGTGGCAGCGGGTGGCTATGCATTGTCCTATAACTACAATTATTTCAAGCCAGATCAGCTAACATACGCAATGGGCCGCGGCCTCGACGACAAGGGACTTAAAGGCACAGATTATGCAATGCCATTCCAGGGCCCAATTATGGAACGTTTGACAACTGGTGATATGTGCGTAATGGGTCCCACCGATAAGAACAAGCAAGACAAGATTGGTAAGACAAGCTGGGATACCACTACCTATGCATTGGTAATGGCGCATAATGTCTACAACCACATTCAGGCTGTTCAGGAAATCAATAGATTAGCTGACATCGAATATGCAGTTCGTAAAAATATCAGTTACAAAGACTGGTATCAAATGAGAGATAAGAAGAAGCAAACCAACATTAGTGATTTTGTCCCTAATTCAATTCTATTCTTTAATAATTTCGTAGAAGAACTTCTTGACCCCTCAAATAAAGATCCGTATACTATGTTGAAGGAGAATCAGGCATTCCTTGACTATGTCAGCTTCGGCGACAAGAAGGCAGTAACCACTTTTGAATCATTATTCGGTGGTGAAGAGGAAGGTAACGAAGAACACGTACCTACCGTCGAAGAACTTGCAAGTCTCGATAAGGAAGATCTTATCAATCTCGATGAGTAATAGGTTACAAAAGGGAATTAAGATGGTAGAGAACCTAATCTCTATCCAGAGAAATTGCGTCCCGCCATATCCCAAATCGCAACATGATTACATGCACGGATTATTGAATGGGCTCATTATGGCCCATTCAGTTTTTGCTAATTGCAATCCAAAATTCGCAAGTGGGAAAGATTTTAGAGCCTCCGGTATAAGACATAAAACTATACGAGGGAAAAGAAAATGAGAAATATTTTACAATATCCGGTAACCGCCGATGAAACAATAAAGGCTCTCGATTGGGCACAGAAAGAGTATACACGTAATATTCAAAATTACGGCATTGGTGGTACAGAAGGAATTTCATTACTTCTTGCAGCACGCTTTATTGAGGCAAATAAGGAAAGATTTGATGCATTTTCTTCCGTATCAATGCAGGTAGTTGAAGAAAGAAAGAATGACTAAGAAAATTTGTATATATCATGGTAATTGTGCTGATGGGTTTACCGCTGCATGGGTTGTAAGATTATCACAGGGTGAAATAGAATTTCACGCCGGTTTCTACAAAGATGCACCACCGGATGTAACTGACAAGATAGTCTACATTGTAGATTTCAGTTATAAGAAGCCTGTAATGGAAGAACTAGCCAAAAAGGCAAGGGCAATAATTCACATTGACCATCACATTAGTGCTATCGAGGATTTGAAGGATTTTAATCCACCAAACCTGGAGAAATTTTACAGTCCGGAAAATACTGAGAGCGGTGCAATGCTTGCCTGGAAGTATTTCTTCCCTACAAATCCTGTACCACAATTTATCAAACACATTGACGATAGAGATCGCTGGAAATTCTTATTGCCCGGAACCAGAGAAATCCAAGCCAACGTCTACAGTTATGAATATACCTTCGAGAATTGGGATAGATTGGTAAATCAATCTCTCGACGAACAAATCAAGGAAGGTACTGCGATTGAACGCAGAATGGCCAAAGACGTTAAGGAATTGATGGGTGTGGTCGTGCGGCGCTTGAATATAGCGGGATATAATATTCCTGCTGCAAATGTTACGTACCAATACGGATCGGATATTTGTTCTGCACTGTGTAAAAACGAGCCTTTTGCAGCATATTATTACGATCAACCCGATGCGAGGTTTTTTGGTTTGCGATCAACGCCAGACGGAATAGATGTTGCCAAAATTGCAGAGCAATTTGGTGGTGGCGGACATGCTACAGCATCTGGATTCAAAGTTACTTTTGAAGAAGCAAGAAAGTTTGAGGTCTAAATGGCAGCTTTATTGACATTATTCGCTATGATTTCCATGGTACTCATTACGGTGCTCATTGTCTATCAAATATGGAAAGATTATAAGAAAGATACAAATCATGAAGTGGAAAATCAAGAATAAAGATTACAAATATTGTAATTGGTATAAATGGTTTGCATGGTATCCTGTCCGAGTCGGCGATGGGAAAGTCTGGTTGGAATTTGTTTATCGTCGCCAAATAGGGTATACACAATATCACTGGATAGATAGACTTTTCGGTACACCAGAATATGAGTACAAAGAAACTATCTTTGATATTATAAGGAATAGCGATGTCGAAGAAGTACAAAACTGACGACGAAGCCCCATCGGATATGTTTGTATATTCCATTGATTTCGGGGTGGGTTCTGCTGACATGGAGTGTGGTTGGTGTGGAAGATTACACCTTTGCCCAGAAACCAGTTACGGCCCGCCGGATTATGCTGATACAAACAGCATAGAGGATGATAGAGAAAGATGGAAAGAATACTGCAGGACGGAACATGCAAAAAATCCCGAAGGTGTTATCCTACACTATGATCTTGACGGAATCTCTGGAAAACAGCTCAACGGAATTAATTTTGTAGTTGATTGCCCTTGCAACGGTCTTACAAGATTTGAGAAATTTATCTGGAATGAAAGAGGTACCATAAGAGAATATCTTCGTAAGCGCATTAATCAAGAATACGATTGGGCAGAGCAAGAAAAGACAAGAAATAAGCTTGCTGGTTTCGAAGATCCCGAGAAGGCTAGATTTTTCTAATGGCCTGGGTACCGGTCCCACCACCCGTAACAGATGGTGCCAATATTTTTCGTCTTCATCCAGTGACCTCCTGGACAAAGACATTCCGTGTCATTCCGGTAAAAACAATCGACGGAAATAGCAGTATAGGTATTCTATACAAGAGAACATATAAAAATTACTATGGTGATACAAAGGTTCTCTATGCAAAAAATGAATTTGAGATATTAAAATATGAAGAAAATTGATTACCTTTTTGAATCTGCACATCCTGGCGGTACCTATTCAAGCTTAATTCCATCAGTCGAATCACGCGAAGAATTATTGAATTTTTGTGTGAAGCAAGGCATCGAAAATCTTGTGGATTCCGATGAATATCACTGTACAATAATCTACAGTAAGACAGAGTGTTCCGATGTCGCAAGAGAAGATTTTGGACTACCATGTCAGGCATTACCAATTGGTTGGAAAGTTTTAGGGACAGACAAGAAAGTCTTGGTTCTCGAAATTTATTGTCCCAATGCAACAAGATTGCATGAACTGTTTATGGAAAAACACGGAGCAACACATGACTACCCGGAATACATCGCGCACATCACTGTCGCCTCTGACGCACCAAATGACTGGGATAGATTGGAACTCCCTGATTTCGAGATTACCTTTAACGGATACACCGTCGAAGAGCTCAGCTGACATAAATCCCGCGGATGAGTCGCAAGCTGACGAAATTGTCAGTAAACTATCGAAAACCAAACAAGAACTTGATGCTGAAAAGGCAGCAGAACTTGCTAAGGTAATAAGTGAAATACTTTCGCAGGAAATTTCGGCAGAAATTGATGCAGAAATAATGAAGGATTTAGAGACATGGCGGAAAGGCACCTCGACATATTAGGGCAGACTATACAAGAAGGAAACTATGTAGCAGTTTCCCATAAGAATTTATTGCAGGTATGCAAGGTAATTAGACTCAATCCAAAAATGATGAGGGTAAAACCCATCAAGAAGGATTATTATTACCGTGGCGATGGGCATCTTGTGTATTCAAACCAGACAATCTTGTTATCTGGAGAAGAGGCAACAGCATATATTTTGAAATACGCAGGTAGCAATGACTGACACTGCTAAATATGATCCGACCAAGAAAAGCTTGATTGACAGCCTTGATGATCTAAGTAAAGAAATACTAGAGAATCATCGAAAATTTCTTATCGAGGAAGTCAATCTTAAGAAAGCCGCAATGACCGAGGAGGAGGAAGCAGATGAAATTGTTCGTCGTCTTGCTGCACCACCGAAGCCGGTAATTTCTGATTTTGAAAAAATCGTAATGCCGATGATTAGAAGAATAATACCCGGAACTATTGCACATGAAATTATGGGCGTTCAACCAATGCAGGAATCTACGGGCAAAATTTTCACAATAAGACCAGAATATAAAAAGGACGAAGACCAATGAATACACAGGTAACGGCAAACAAGATTCAGGGTGCAAGGGCATTGTTGAATGATCCTGCAAATCAAAATTATAAGAGAATAGTTGTTAGCACGGATTATTCAATTGTTTATATACGTGATAATGAGACTAAATCTTTAGATACAGAAATTGATTATTGGAAGACAAAAACAACTGTGATAGAAGATCCATATGAGGAATTTGTAGAGATATATATTCCTTATGGATTTCTTACCCCAGAATCAGCAAATTCAACATTTATTGATAATGATGTTAGGATGATTTTTAGATTATGACATATATGGGCACATGGACACGCAAATTACCTAAAGAAGTTCTTAATTTGGTATCGGACCCGAAATTTTTTGAACACGAGAAATTAGCAAGAACACTAAAGGGAGATGACCCTGTTTTTGACTTCACCTGCCATATGGTTTTTGATCACCTCGCCGATGACTGGAATAATAAAGATTACATGAATCAATTTGAAATAGCGGTCAAAGAATGCTACGGGCAATCAGCCACCCATTATTGGATAGAAAACGATCATGGTAGAAGATATATAATCTACGACGCCAATAATAAGAAAAAATTATGGGTTTGCGATGTATATCCTAAATAATAAGTTTATTTCCCTTCTTCCTATTTTCAGTACCTTCCAATATTTGAAGATTTGTCCAGTGCCCAATTTCTTCAGCTGGTTTTCCGTTTACCCATCCCTGTTGAATTGAATAGATGTGGTCTAGATGATATTTCAAACTTCGTGGCAAATTTTCTGGATTGATTTTATCTTTGTGTAGTTTATATTGTTGATTTGAAATTCTCCAAACTTTTCTACGATAGTTTTCATATTCAGTTTTATCTGCAGGATCGGCAATAATTTTTCTTTCTATTTTGGTCTGTAACATTCTTTCAATGCCGCACTTCTCGCAACCTATATGATTCAAGATTGCATTAGGCTTTTGAAGGAATTCGTTGTGTTCAGGACAAATAATTTTTACTGGAGTATGTGCATTTACATATTCCACAAGTGAATAGTCAAATTGCGGGAAAATACTTTTAGCCTGAGAAATAAATTCTTCAGTAGTTTTCTTTTTTACACCACTGCATTTTTCACAACCGCGACCGTTCATATGATCCTGCGGCCATTGTTCAAACTCACCGTGTATAGGACAAAGAATTTTTATTTTGGTATTAGATCCTCTGTATTCGGACATTGAGTAGTCAAATTTGTTGCCGTGCATTTCTTTAGAGCGAGAAATAAATTCCTCAGTAGAGAGGACTGCAGAATTCATCCTAATTTGATGTTTATTTGTCTTACACTGTGGGCATCCGGATTTCAGATGTATATGATTTGCAGGCGTTACCTCCCACTCTATATTACAAGAATGGCATATAATCTGCACCTTTGTGGCCATGTTTTTATAGACTGCCGGGGAATAGTCAAATTTATCTCCGTGTATTTCTTTACAGCGAGAGATGAAAGTATCTTGTGTGAGCTTCTTTGTTGACATAACGAAATAATACCTATACAGTTGTAACAATCTATAAATATTTATCATACATAGAACTGGAGAACTACTAATGCGAAAAATTTGGTATATGGGCCTTGAATCTTATGAAAGTCGTTACACACTTCAATTGCAAGATTGGAATGAGCGTGTGTTCAAACTACGCGGAATTGATTATGAATGCATTACCGGCATGGAATTAACCACAGATAAGAAAATTGTTACCGGTAGTGTTCTTGATGCCCATGGTCGTACCTTCTACAGTCTTCATCAAACTGCAAATCTTATTAAGTTGATGAAAGAAGGTAAGGTTACAAGCGAAGACGTCATCTTCTATGAAGATATGTATACTCCGGGTATTGAAAGTCTACCATATATTCTTGAACAGGTTCCTGCAGAATATCGTCCCATGGTTTATGTTAGATGCCTTGCACAAACTATCGATCCAGACGATTTCGTGAACCGTGAGGGAATGGCTCATTGGATGAGAAAATATGAACAGATGGTTGACGAATTTGTTACTGGTATACTTGTGGCTAGTGAAGAAATGGTAGCTCATCTGCGCATTGCAGGCATGACTGCCCCAATCTATGTGACTGGCTTGCCGTTTGGTAAAGATGAAGTACGTAGTCGTATTCCTGCACCTAAAGACATCACACAGAGAACTAGGCGCGTCGGGTTTGCAGCACGCTGGGACGATGAGAAGCAACCGCATTTTTATATGGATCTTGCAGAAGAATTCTATAAACATACGCCCGATGTAGAGTTTGCGGTGTTTTGTGGTCATCCCGAACTAAAGAGTAATAATCACGAATTAGTGGAACGCGCCCTAGCATTGCAGGGAAGTGACAAGGCTAATTTCAAAATCTACACAGGATTGAAGAAGAATGATTATTACACACTTCTATCCAATAGCATGGTTCTGTTCAATTGTGCATTACAGGATTGGGTAAGCAACACCGTTAGCGAGGCCGATACCTTTGGCACACTGACTCTTTATCCTGCATATAGAAGTTTTCCAGAGGTGTTCGCCAATAATGCCGATAATATGTATATCCCATGGAGCATCCAGGATGCCAATATGAGACTTAGAAGCATGATATTGTCGCCATGGGCATATTCTACCGGTGCCGTAAGTGATTGGCAAAATGGAACCATTGATCGCACCATTGATATTCTAGAAGGTGGCGGTCAGCAGTGGGCAAGAAATAATAACGATTACAGAAAGCATGTTGCTCGTCCAAAGTATTGAAGGCATGCGAGAAAATTCTCGCATAATAATATGTAAGATTCCGAACGATACTGTAGTATCTGCGGTAAGATTTTGCGTAGAGAAATTCGGTGAATTCAACAGGTACAGGCAGGATAATTGCTGGGCCTGGTGTCCCTTCTCAAATTATTCCGAATTTTATTTTTCAAAAGGCGAGGATGCCATTGTTTTCAAGATGGCGATGGGTGTATAATGAAGAGATACGTTTTTGAAATTGTTATTACTGAGGGTAATGATGAATATTGGGAAAACCTTGCAGATTCGGGAAATTCTGGATGCGAGGACGTTCTCGAAAATCTCAGGGAAGCATTAAGGAATGATGGTTTTAGTGATCAATATGACACTAAAATTCGATTGGTAGAATTTTCAGATAGGAACTAACATGAACAGAGAAGGTCATAACAATACAAAGTTTTTCATTGGACCGGAAGTTGAACATACTCCCGCATATTCTAGAAAGACACTATTTGTGGTAGGTAAGCAAACAATTGCTGACATTAGAAAACTTGCACAGGAACATAAAGTTTCACACATCTTTATGGGTGCCAATCATTCGTTTAATTCGGCATCGGAAGATCCATATTGGAACGAAGTTATTACAGCAATGCTTGACTTCGGATATTGGGTAACTCTTGATTATCAAGCACATGAACATGAACATGTTCTAAAGATGCTAAATCCGGGTATCTGGCAATGCCGTCAATTTGTACCTTTGTTAGGAGTTCGTATTCCTAAGGTACAGACATCAAGTGTCAACCTTACAGTAAAAATTGATGATGTTGATTTCAAGGCAACGAATCCCGGTGTATGGTGTCTACACTGGCATGAAGTAACAGATAGCAATCGTTTCACTGATTGGCAGGATTATGGCAGTGATGTAGTCATTGAAAATACAGTAGTAGTTGATCCAGGCCCCACAGGTTGGGCGGGCGGACTGAGAGTTCCCGTTCCGAAAACCACCACTATTGTTGACACAGGTAATGCTGAAATTACAGAAACTGTTCTCGATAAGATCAAAGACGAAATGAAGAATGATGGTTCTTTAGGTCTTGATCCTAATTCGAAATCACAACTAAAGCCCGATCCAAATGAAGTTCAAAAAGCAAATGAAGATACGGCAGTTCCATCGTCACCTCAATCAGCTGCAGAAGCATACGCGGAAGCGGGGACTAAGGCTAAGGGCAAGAAGAAGGCACAATAATGATTAGCAAAAGAAAAATCTTTGTAACATTTCAGAAAGAGGGTATTCACAAATACCCGGCCGCCCCTGAGGGTGTTGAATTCTTGGCCTATCCACATAGGCACATTTTTCATTTCAGGGTAACCATCGATGTGTTCCATAACGATAGAGATATTGAGTTCATCCTATTCAAGAGAGAACTCGAGGCACTCTATGGTTCCAACACACTGCAAATGGATTATAAGAGCTGCGAAATGCTTGCAGAAGACCTGATTGATTATATTTCAAAGAAATACACAGGTCGAGGTATTGATGTCGAAGTAAGTGAAGACGCGGAAAACGGTGCTGTCCTATCATATAGAGTATGACAGTAGAATTACCTGAGCCGAAGCTTCTAGAGATTAGGATCTTTCCGGATCCTATTCTTAAGGAAATCTGCGAACCCGTGACTGTATTTGATAATGAACTAAAAGAACTTGTTCAAAATATGTTCATTACAATGTACAACAAGAATGGTGTGGGTCTTTCGGCAAATCAAGTCGGAGTAACAAAAAGAATATTTGTCACCGATACATCGAATAGTGGTCAAAAACGCAGGGTATTCATTAATCCGGAAATTATTGATGCTAAGGATACAGAAAGATGGAGAGAAGGGTGCCTAAGTTTCCCCGATATCTTTGCCTATGTGAAAAGACCTAATAAGATACACATCATGGCACAGGACGAAAATGGAGAATTCTTTGAGCTTACCCTCCAAGGATTAGATTCAGTATGTTTCCAACACGAATTAGATCACCTAAATGGTTTGACTTTCTACGACCACCTAAGCCCATTGCAGAAGAACCTCATCAAGAAGAAAATATCAAGCCTCAAGAAGTAACCCCGGGGTTCGACGAAAAGTATAAGGTTGTTTTAAAGAAGAGAGTTATTGATGCTATTGATTCCTACGAATGGATAATGTGGTTGAATAAAAATTCCAAAGGATCAATTTCAATAAATCAAAATTATATCGATTGCGTCTATATAGGATTTGAAGATCCGGATGATGCATTAATGTTTAGGATAAAATATGGCGACTAATCAAGCATGGCACGGCGTTCCTACACTTACAGCAGGAAACGGGGTTCTTATATCTAACGGCGTCGGAAATGGTGCAAGCTGGAGTTCAATTGAATTGGATTTGAAAAATAATAGGGAATTCAATGAGCTAAATCTAAGGATGGAAAAAATCGAAGAACGACTTGCAATTCTTCATCCGTCCTTTGGATTGCATGATAAATTTCCTGCCCTAAAAGAAGCATACGAACAATATAAAATTATTGAGAGGTTGGTAAATGAAAATCATGGAAAGTGATTTTGATTCAGAAACCATAGCTTGGTCAAAATCATACAGTGGGCAAAATAACAAGTATCCTGTTATGGATATCGAAGAACGCCTGCGAAAGGTAGAACGTCGTTTGTTGATTATTGATCCGCCGGCCGTGCATCTCGATAAGTACCCTGCACTAAGAGAGGCTTTTGAGGCCTACAAGATTATCGAAAGGATGACGGTTGGTGAACAATAAGATACTCATTACAGGCGGCGGTGGATTTATAGGAAATCAGACTGCCTGGGCGCTGGCCGCCCGCGGATACGATATAACAATTGTTGATCGTGAAAATCCGAGACATATGCCGGCAGGACTCTATAAGGTTATTGACTATGCAGAATTCTTCAATAATCTAGAGGAAAAATTCGATACGGTTATACATCTAGCAGCGGATCACATTGTGCATAAGAGCACAGAAATTCCCTCTGAATTCTACGAAAATAATGTGGTAAAAATGAAGGTTATGCTTGACAAGATGGTTGAGCTAGGCATGAATAAAATCATCTATAGTTCTAGCGGCGGAATTTATGGTTCGCAGGGTGGAAGTGCTTTACTGCCCGAAACTCTCCCATATTCACCAATCAATCCCTATGCCTCAACCAAGGCGGCGGGAGAATTGTTGATCAGAGATTATTCTAAGGCATACGGATTGAAATATGTAAATTTCAGATATTTTAATGCCGCTGGTGCCGATCCGTCCCTAAGATTTGGATATGTACAGAATCCCGCCACTCACGTTATTCCCATTCTCTGTAAGAAAATTCTAACTGGAGAGGAATTTTCTATCTATGGCAATGACTATGATACATTTGACGGGACCTGTGTAAGGGATTATGTCCATGTTGCCGATATTGCCAATGCTCATGTTTTGGCCGTAGAATTTCTATGTGGAGATAAGGGTAGCGAAACTCTAAATCTCGGATCAGGAGTGGGAATCAGTGTATATACTCTTGTAAAATTTGCTGAAAAACTAACCGGTAAGAAACTAAACATTTCTTATAAGGAAAGAAGACCGGGGGATCCAGCTGTATTAACCGCCGATATTCATAGGGCAAAATCTGTATTAGATTGGGCTCCAAATTACAATATCGAGGACATGCTTGAACATGCCCTCGGATGGGAGAAGAAATATGCGTCATTTAACTGACCACCAAGAGGAATGCCTTGAAATCCTTCAAGAGGAATGCTCCGAAGTTATTCAGGCAGCATCTAAGATAAAGCGTTTCGGTTTATTGAACCGCAAATCCGGTGATGGGCTAAATAATCTCCAAAACCTAGAAATGGAATTGGGAGATGTATTAGCAATGATTGATATGTGCAGAGAAGCAGGTATTGGTATTACCGAAGAAGGACTCGAAAAGGCAAAGATTGCCAAGAAAGAAAGAGTTCTAAAATGGATGCGTACAAATGCTTAATCCGAAACAAATTTTTCAGAAACTTATTACATCTTTAACCGTAAAGAAGACACCAATTAAAGAGAAGGCAGTTCCTACTATGACGAATTATCCTACACATTATCCTACACATGCCTATAATACCGGTATCACAAGTGTTGTAACAAATGCAGCACCTGCCCCTACAATAAATGCAACCGGGGTCGCAATGGCTGGCGGCGTAAACGCCCCCATTTTTACGACAGCGTATGGTACAGGTGCTCTAGGAATGGGTACAACCGTTGGATATAATCCGCCATTGTCTATATTTGCCTTGCATGGTACCAATAATCAAGAAATTGTGCGACTTGAAAGAGATGGTTCAGTTAAATGGGCTAAGGAAATCAATGTCGACGAGGCTGCAGAAGCTTTCGGAAAGGCAGTTTCTATCGGTGGAGAAATGGCCGCCGGCATAACAGCAAGTACAAAACGCCGAATGAGGGATACCGTGTTTGAGGAAATTATTGCTATATCTAAAGATAAGGGGCCGCTTTCAGCAGATGACTTGACTTATCTATGGGAAGCATCTAAAATTATGGATAAGCTAAAAGGAGCAAAAGAATAATGTTTGGTACCAATGAAATTGTAGGCAAGAAATTCTTTAAGGATGCACCCGCCGATAGTCTTTTTGTAACAAGTATGTTTTTCACATTGCAGGGCGAAGGCCCACACGCTGGAAAAGTTGCATTGTTTATTAGATTAGCAAAATGTAATCTTGATTGCAGTTTCTGTGATACATTCTTCGATGATGGTGACTGGTTAAATACCACCCAGATAGAAAGTAAAATGTATGAAACAATTTGCAACTTCTGGAATGACAAAGGTGAATCTGCACCTACCTGGGCCGTAAATGGTTTCAATAACTATCCAGGAGTGGTACTTGTTATGACGGGTGGCGAACCATTGCTACAGGATAATATTAGTGCATTCATGCAGAGACAGTTGGAGCATTTTGGTGCAGTACAGGTTGAGAGCAATGGTATTCTTGATACTACCGTTCCGGCGGGTGTTACACTTGTATGCAGCCCAAAGTGTGTAGAAAAGAATGGTGTAGCGGTAAAGTATCTTGCACCATCAAAAACTATTCTTGAACGTGCGGACTGTTTGAAATTTGTTATGACTGCTGAACCTGGCAATCCATACAACACCATTCCTGATTGGGCACTTGAATGGAGACTCAGCAATCCTAAGAAAGAAATCTATGTCAGCCCCATGAACATCTACAATACTTTCCCTCAGAAGATCAAGCTATTGCGTTCTGAAAAGCAAGGTAATATCACATTAGATGAAAGATCAACTGTAGATGAAGTAATTAGTTTCTGGGAACCAGGTCTTCTTAATCTGAAGGCTAATCAAGAAAATCACGAATACACTGCGAAGTATTGTATTCAGCACGGACTAAGACTCAATCTTCAAATGCATCTGTACGCAAGCCTTGCATGATTATATACAAATGCGGTCCCTATAACCCGAGAGACCAAAAATCTCTCGAAAAATCTTTCAGGTATATTGACGAAACTGTGAGAACCTGGGCAGAAGAAATCTATATAGATTGGACAGAAGAGGGAAGCATTGAACATTATCTGTATTTTATATTTACAGACGAGGGTTGGACAGGATATGTATTATCGTATCCTATGTGGAAATACGATTTTAGAAAATATATAAAAGTAGATGCAGTATTGGAATCGGCAGAAACGCTACCGAGAATCTCAGTGGAAAACAGTTCAGGGCCCGAAGGGCGGAACTTTTTATGCCACGGTGATGATGTCGTGGTGCAGAAATAATAACAGTGATGGAAAATTTTTCGTCAAGGTTGATAATTCGACATGGTGGTTTGAAAATTCGGAAGATGCTCTAGCATTCAAATTGCGATGGGGGAATAGGGATTGGTCCCAAGTTTATGCATGATGATAGAATTTTTCGAACTAAATATACCGCATATTTTCAGGGCATAAAGGATCTGGAAATTGCAAAGAAAGATATGATTGAAAAATTTGAATTTGATACCATCTGCGAAGAAGGTATCTTTTTTTCTTATTTTGGTATTCGAGACAGCAGAAGATTGTCTTTCATTCACACTCAAATACGGAGATATATATGGCTAAGATTCCTTTTAATTGGTTACCCGGTAGTTGGGGACTAAAGGGAAAGACCTTTGAAATTGCAAAGGCAGAATATGAATTAACAGGTGCCGAACTTGAAAGAAGATTGATTGAAATCAATCGCGATTCTATGTCCGAATTGCAGTTCCAACTTAAAATGGCGGAATGGTCAAAGAAGCATGGTCTTATCAATGAACAAGAATTTGAGAGGCAATGTCTTGAACTAGAAAAGACAACTCTTACAGAAAAAGACTATAAGGTAAAGCTTGCAGATTTCGAGAAGAAATACGGAATCATCGATGAGTTCGACCATCTTCGTAAATTGGCATCCCTCGTTGAGGACGAAACCCGTCGTGAATTGATGTTACTTGATATTGACTACAAAGCCGGTAAGATCAAACAGATTGAGTATGAGAAGAAATTTGCCACACTGAATAAAGAGCCGTGGGTAAATGTCCTTGAGATGAACTTCGGTGGTACCAAGTCCCTTGAAGGAAGCTTTGAATTAGACTGGAATGAATATTTTGTAGAAAATCTAAAGAAAGAGGGATACCAGGGTCCTACACCAGATTCCATTGTGAATCAATGGTTTATGGAAGTTTGCCGTAACATTGCCCTGGAGGAATTTGACGGCACCGGCGATTTTACAGCAGATTCGGCGGCAAATCTTGAGACAGTAAAACGTTGGAGCTCAGAGGGACGTAGGGAATATAAATGACCAGGGAAAATACGCTAGAATTGCAGGAAGTTCAGCCGCGTCGGTTCCGCACAGTTATTGTGACACTCGATGGAATTGAATTTATGGAATTACATCGAGAGGGCCTCTCAGATGGTGACGTATTGCGCAAACTAGATGCTCAAAGATATTCACGCATGCCCGGGGAATGGATGTTGACTATTCCACGTGAACACAAGGTGTTTAGGGATCCTGATTTTAAGAAGGTAATTGCTTCTGCGCTATCCTATTTTTGGGATAGGGATCATCCAGAAGAAATGGATGATTATTTTGTTTGACAAATTAGTGTTGTGTGTCATATACTTGCCACATGCATACATTTATTCTTAACGACGGACAAAATTTATTCTATCGCCAGATCCGCATGACGAATCCTGCCTACGGGATTGACAGCATGATCGGTATGGCTCTTCATATGATTCTAAATAGTATGAAGAAGGAATATAATACATGGCAGGGTACACATTGCGTATTCTTCCTTGAGGGGCGTTCTTGGCGCAAAGACGTCTATCCTGCTTACAAAGCAAACAGAAAGGTGGCTTACGCTGCCCTTACTGAAAAAGAGCAGGAAGAACAGCAACTCCTCCAAGAAGCCTTTGATGATCTAGTAAATTACCTTGATCAGAAAACAAACATCACTGTTCTTCGTAATCCTAAGGCCGAAGCCGATGACATGATTACTATGTTCATCGAGGCCCATCCGGATGATAGGCACGTCCTTATCAGTTCCGACTCTGATTTTTTCCAATTGCTACGTTTCCCCAATGTAATCATTTACGATCCTGTTAAGGATATTCGTATCCAGCGCGACGGCATCTATAATGATGATGGCAAGAAGCTTGCATTCACATTGACAAGTGGTGCAAAAATTAAGGTCGGTGATGTTGATCCTAACTTTACTCCCGCAGAAGATTGGTACGAGTATGCACTTTTCCTAAAGTGTATCCGTGGTGATGACACCGACAATATCTTTAGTGCCTATCCCGGTGTAAGAGAGAAGGGCACCAAGAAAACAGTTGGTATCAGGGAAGCATACGAAGACCGCAATGGTAAGGGGTATTCTTGGAATAACTTTATGCTCCAGAAATGGGTTGACCACAACAAGGTGGAGCAAAAAGTAAAAGAATGCTACGATATGAATCGTAAGCTTATCGACCTATCACAAATTCCGGATGAGGTTAAGGCCCAATGCCTTACCATTATTGCCGAAGAGACTCAACGAAAGAATGTCCCGGCGGTAGAAATCGGAATGGGCTTTATGAAGTTCTGTGGTAAATGGGCATTAAAGAAAATTGGTGATAATAATGCTAATTTTATGCCAATGTTGAAAGCTAATACGAGGAATAATATGAAATATTTTATTGCTGGCGTGCTCGTCTTTCTCGTTTTTGTGGGAATTCTTCTTTATTTTTCAGCCGAACGATATACATTTAATCGCGAAAAATGTGAACAAGCAGGTGGAATATTGCTGCAATTGAAGCATGAGTTTGTCTGCCTAAAGCGAGATGCAGTTATTGAGGTGAAATAATGCTCGAATTCTTCGAGGAAATGTTTGCACCTATTGTCTTTCCACTGCTATTTACTGGTTTCCTTTACTTTGTTTTTGAAGTAGTGGGCCCATATGCAGATACGTTGAAAGAAGAACAAGTTAAGTGCGAATCTCTGAATGGAGTATATAGCTCTAGAGATCGTGCTTGTTTCATGAAGGTAGAAATATAATAATGTCAGTGAAATTAAAACCTATTACAGAAAAAAGTTGGCTCGTGCTTGGAGATACCGAAGATATTCGAATCGGGCTGTTAACCGAAATTCAAAATAGATATGTGCTTATGGTATCGGGTGCCAAGAAGCAATTCCTAAACCGAAAAGAAGTAAACACGTATTTTAATGAAGATGTATTTCAAAATGTGGTTACAGTTGAGGAACCGGTTGATGTAAAGAGGGACTATTTCATTAACGGATATCCGGTAGACTTTGATAATCCACATGAAGTAATTATTGCCGGAAATAGATTGCCTTTGTTCAGTAAGAAAGCAACCAGCGAAGTCTATTACAGTGCAGGATATTATTGCTTGCATTTCCCCAAGAATTGGATGCCGGCATATTGCCCGAAATTATCCACACTCGAAACCTACGAATTTGCTGGGCCATTTAAGACTGAACTTGAAATGAGATCACGGCTCACAAATCTCCGAAAAGAAAAAAATTCTAATAAATGATTATTCATTATCTGGGTGTAAAACACGACCGTTTTTGGGGCTATGCCTGCACTGAAGAAAATTGCACCGGAATTCAAGAATTCGCAAGTTATGGTTTGGGTTATTGCTATCAAACCACTGGTCCCGAAATTTATATCTTTTGGGGTAAAACAGGAAATATTCATTCGGGAACATTTAATATAAAAAAGGGAATGTATAATAATCGATTTGTTCATAAGAGACGCGCTCGCGTGTATGAATATAAGCCCTCGATTCCTATGCCGGAAATGGAAAATAAAATTCTCGAATGCATCGAACAACAGGCCGTAATTCTAAAATTGAAAAATGAGTCTGCGTATTGACTTTTTTGGAATGAAGAAGGACATGTCTGGTACCAGACATTTCTGGGCATTTGTCAAAACTCAATATACAGTCGCAGGCCCGGTATATGCCTATAATGCCAAGTATATTGTCTGGGGATCGGAAAATTCTGCCACAAAATTTCTTTCAACAACCGGAAGATTAGATTCTCAGTTATATATGCAGAAAAGAAGAAAGATGGACGATGGTTATAAGCCAATATCTCCGGGTGCCATTGAAAAATATTTTCCAGAAGCTGTGAACGATATCGAGATGTTTATTTTAGATAAGGTATTGAAGGGTGAACTATACTAAAATTCGATACATTGCTTGCTATCCTAATCTCGCAGAGGGGTCGGCAATTAAGATCTTGGTTAGGCCTACGGGAACCACCGGGACAATCCTAGAAGATGTTGATCTCCAATGTTTTGAAATATCGGGAGAAATTGGTGGCGAATTGAATATAAGTGCTCTCGGCAGAATTGGAAATTTCAATAGCGATTGGTTGAAAACTTATAAAACCATAAAGATAAGCGAGGGCTGG